GCATAGATGAATTTTGTACAGAGGATAAGGACTTTACTTTGTATAATCATCTTAAAGGTAATCAGATTCCTGGACCTTATGTATCATATATTAGAACATGGGCAGAAAGTAAACTTGCACTATGGCAAGAAGTTGCCGACTCTAAAGACTCTCAAATTATTGAGGGTTATTCCAATTTTCCAAAAAGAAAAATTACAAAGATTGTAAAACTATTTGAATCCTTCTTAGATGACTGTGATAAGTATGGTCAATTTAAGAAAGCCAATCGTAAGCCAAGAGCAATACGAGCTAAACCGGCAATATCTCAAATTAAGAGTTTAAAATATAAACTTAAAGATGACGAGCTCGGTTTAACATCTGCGAAAGCATTTGATCTTGTAGGTGCAGAACAAGTATGGCTATTTAATACTAAGACTCGCAAGCTAGCAGTATACACATCTGAATCTACACAAGGTATGACAGTTAAAGGTACAACACTGCAGAATTGGTCTCCGGATAAGTCTAAGCAAAAGACTTTGCGTAAACCCGACGAGCAAATTAAAGATCTAATGGCATCTGGCAAAGTTAAATTAAGAACTTTCTTAGATAGTATCAAATCTAAGGAGCAAGCGGTTAATGGTAGGATAAATATAGATACAATCATATTAAAAATAACGAGGTAACTATATGGCAGGTCTAAGTTTAAGTTATTGTCAACTAATCAAGATAGTATTATCCCAGATTGGTGGCAGTCCTTTAAAGCAAGTATATACACAATTAAGTCAAGGTGCTAAACAGATAACTACCGGTACAGGAATTATTCCAAATCCATTGGCTGAGGTAAAAGCAGTTATTGATCAAATTACAAATGCAATTAATACTGTAACCGGCGCACTTGCAACTGCTCAAGAGATGATGGAGCGGATAGGTCAACAGATTTATGAAAACCCGATGGGGGCTGCTATTACTGCAGCAATCGATACGGTCGATGTTAAAATTACCAAGATTACAATTAGGCAACAGGACATTGTTGCATATGAAAATGTAAACGGTGCAGATACTGCCACACCTCAATCTCCTTATACTAGTATTGTTACAGAAAAACAAAAACTAACAAACGAAAAATCGGCATTGCAGATATACAGAGATAAATTAGTACAATATAAAACAAATACAGATAGACTTAGTGGCGTAGCAACATTATCTGGATCAGAAGCAGGTGGAGGGTGTTCTCTTCAAGACCTATTAGGATCTGGATGTACACCTAATGATGCTGTTCCAGATATTGATCTTAAGAATCTAATTGATTCCTTAAAACAAGGTGATCTGCTTCTTGCACTAAAAGACAAGATGTTCAATGCTGCAGGATTTGATGATTACGAAGAATCACTAACAGCAGCAAATAATCAAATCAATAGTTTTGTTAATAGTTTTAATTCGCTTATAAATAAAGCTGCAATTCGAAATGCGGTTCAAGCACAGATAACTCAAATTGTAATGAATTTACTTTCAGGTTGCTCTGGTGGCATATATGATTTAACATTGAAGTCCAATATTAAATCCACGGTATCTAGCTATGTTAGTGTGTTGCAAGATGAAGCAGATGGTAAGGCATTTATTGATGCAAATGGAAATGTTAATGCTATAGCTACAGTAACGACGGAGCCTTCATATTTAGAAGCAGTGGCGGCAGACGCACCGGTTTGGACAGCTACTGTTATTTTATATGTTCCGGAACAACAGGTCAAATCCTTTACTTTAGGTAGTGATATTACAACAGCAGAAGAAGCAGTCAATAAAATTGAAGGAGTGTTATCTAAACAAGGTATTACTAAATATCAATTTAGCGTATTTAAAAATGGTAAACGAATGGGCGGTTTGTCTAATAATTGAATGGAATTTAAATGATTGTAGTTGACTTTAATCAAACAGCTATTTCTAATCTTATGATGGAAGTGGGCGGACGTAATGATATTGAAATCCAAGTGCCACTATTACGGCACATGATTTTAAATTCTATTCGTAGTTATAAGAAAAAATTCGGCAACGAGTATGGTGAATTGGTTATTGCTTGCGACAATCAAACATATTGGCGCAGAGAATATTTTCCTTACTATAAAGCAGGTCGAAAAAAAGCTAGAGAAGAATCGGGCTTTGATTGGAAAACAATCTTCGAAGCTCTAAATTTAATTAGAAGCGAACTTGAAGTATTCTTCCCATATAAAGTAATTAATGTTGACGGCGCAGAAGCGGATGATATTATTGCTGTTCTAGCAGAGTGGTCTCAGACAAACGATACCAATAATGTCTTGTTCAATGAACCTAAGCCATTTTTAGTGATGTCTGGAGATCACGACTTTATTCAATTACAAAAGTATGAGAATATAAAACAATTTTCTCCGGTACAAAAGAAATTCGTTAAACCTGAGATAAGCCCAGAAAAATATAGCTTTGAGCACATTATCCGAGGAGACAAGGGTGACGGTGTTCCTAATGTATTGTCAGATGATGATAGTATCGTAACAGGTACACGACAAAAATCTATTCGTCAAGATAAGATTGATATTTGGTATAAAGACTTTGAAGCTATGCCTCAAGATGCGAACTTCAAGAAGAATTATGAGCGCAACAAGATGCTTGTTAGTTTTGATTCAATACCACAAAAGGTTAAAACTGCTATTATAAATAGTTACGTAGATAAACCAAACAAAGATAAAAGTAAATTGCTAAACTTCTTTATTGAACATAAAATGAAGAACATGCTAGAACTGATAGAGGAATTTTAAAATGAAAACATCGATACCTCAAATATTTGAGGAAGTTGAAAAGGCAGGAAGTAAAGAAAGTAAAATTAAAGTATTACGCGCATACGAAACTCCTGTACTAATAGGCGTATTACAAGTTAATTTTAATCCTGATGTTAAATTGCACTTGCCAGATGGAGAACCTCCTTTTAAGAAGGATACCTCTATTCCGACCGGATATTCAGAATCCAATTTATATACAGAATGGCGAAGAATGTATATTTGGTTAGATCCAAATATTAATCTAACGAAAATGCGAAAAGAACAACTGTTCACTCAAATGTTAGAGGGTGTCCATTGGACAGAGGCAGAAACAGTATGTCTAGCCAAAGATAAGAAACTACAAACTAAATATAAATCTTTAAAAGAAGATTTGGTTAGAGAAGCCTTCCCTAATATTTTGCCGTCAGCAAAGACCCCCGCAAAAAAGGAACCGACAACATCAAAAAAGAAAGTGGCTTCTTTGAACGAATAATTAATTTGTTCAAACACCATAAAGAGGTATCCTGCAAAGAAGCCTGGATAGATATGGGAGCCTTGCCCGATGATCCAAAAATGGATCCAAGAGTGTTTAATAATCATAAGTATCGAGCATTTGACAAGTACTGAAAAAGGTGTTATAATATATTATGTTAATCGTGAGGAGTTTATATGACAATGCATCTTGAAGGTCCTTGGCTTTCCTCTTTAGGAAAGAAAAAAGGCAAGATAAAGTTTCGTAATGCAGAAGAAGCTGCAAGGCATCGTGCTTTGACAGCAGAGTGGGAAAAGCTAGTGCAGTCCCATGGTACAAATAATAAAGCAAAAGTAAAAGCTGAGAAACTTTCTTATTCTCTAACTACTCCTCCGGGTAGAATAACAAACACACATATCAAAAGTTTAGATACAGGACATACTGGTGCTGTAGCAAGTAAAGCTATTCCTCAGTATACTGGCACAAAGATGTTGGGCATTGGTACAATGCACAAATCCAATGCGGTGCCTATTTTTACAGATGAAGAAGCAAAATCAATTTCAAGTATGAGGCGTTAATGAAAAAAATAGTATTAGTAACAGGCGGGTTCGATCCATTACATAGTGGTCACCTACAATATTTTAAAACAGCAAAATCCATGGGCGATGTACTAGTAGTTGGTGTAAATTCCGACGAATGGTTAACTCGCAAAAAAGGTCAGCCGTTTATGCCATTGGATGAGCGTCTTAGACTTGTCCAAGCATTAAGGGTTGTAGACTGTACCATGGTATTTAATGATACAGATGGTTCAGCCAAAGAAGCAATTAAAGAAGCGCTAAGAACTTGGCCAGATGATGAGATCATCTTTGCCAATGGTGGAGATAGAGGTAAGGACAATATTCCCGAAATGGATTTATCGGATGACTTGAGGTATAACGGTAGATTATCATTTGCATTTGGTGTAGGTGGTGAGAACAAGATGAATTCTAGTTCTTGGATCCTGCAAGAATGGAAAGCACCTAAAACAGAACGCAAGTGGGGCTACTATAGAATATTGCATGAAGATGGACCTCAGATTAAAGTTAAAGAACTAACGGTAGAACCTGGACAATGTTTAAGTATGCAAAGGCATGAACATAGACACGAAAATTGGTTTGTCGCAGAAGGACGAGCAGTTGTATATTCTATATTACCTGGCACAGAAGATGAAGAGTTCTTTCGTGGTAGTTATGAACGCTTTGCTCCTATATCAATTTCAAAAGGCGAGTGGCATAAACTTTGTAATGAAACAGATTCTCCGTTGAAGATTATAGAAATCCAATATGGTGATAAGTGTGTTGAAGAAGATATTGAACGTAAAATTTAAAAGGAAATTATATTATGACAATCCCATCAAGCCCAACAGATCGTAAGGCAATTTTAGAATGTATGAAAGAAATTAGTGCATCTATGACTCGTACCGAAGGTGAACGAGAATTTGTTCGAGAAGCAATTAAAGAAATTTGTGACAAGTATCAATTATCCAAAAAGACATTCCGTCGTATGGCTAAAGTATACCATAAACAAAACTTTAGTCTTGAACTTGAAGAACATGAGGAGTTTGAGACTATGTACGAAACAATTACTACAACCACAACTATGAGCAAAGAAAATGTCTAATTTTACATTCACTCACGAACACGGACCGAACCATAAAATTACTATGGAGATCGAGGAATATCATATTGACGAAGTACTTAATCGTTTCGCAGAGTTTCTGCGAGGATGTGGATTTCAGATTAAGGGCGAAGAACGTCTAGATATTGTAAATGATTTTGAAGACCACAAACCAATAGAACCAGAAGAAAATATATTCAAGAACGATGCACTTCGAGAATATCATTTCAACCAGATCTTCTATAAACAAGCTCCCCTAGAAGATTATAAAATTAATTGGTATAAGACTTACGGCAGTATTCCTAATGTATATGCCGAAGGTAAAAATAATGGATAATCAATTTATACTAGAAGCAAAATATCTCGATAAAATTAATCGAGTAAAGCGTAAAACTCTTGTTGGTGTATTTAAAGACCTTAATTCAATGGAAAAAGTCAAAGAACAACTAATCCAAGATGAAACCCAATATAAAGTTACATTCTCAATTAAATCCCAATTTCATCCTTTTCTAAATCCTATAGAATATACTACATGACTACAAAAACAATCGAAACAAAACTATTTACACGAGACGATATAGAAAGAATAAATCAAACGTATGTAGTAACTAGGCCCGCAGATTATTACACTAAAGCTCATACTAGATGGGAACAAGCATCCCCAGAATTTAAAGCAAAATTTGCTAATTGGGATTTTCCTAGGCCTGCATCTCTTTTTGATTTTGAAGATTGGATAGAAAAGTATAATTTAAAAAATGTAGATAAACTATTAGTTACAGGCCCCGACGATCATGAAATAACTTATCTAAATGTTAAATCAAAAACAGTTATAGAATATGAAGCTACATATAATGTTACTATTTCCAAAAATGATTTACATGTATTTGATTTGCCAGAAAAAGATCATGATTTTTGTATTGTAGCTCAAACTTTTGAGCATTTATATAATCCTTTTATTTGTATAAAAAATATATATGATCATCTAAGACCAGGCGGACATCTTTATATATCAGTACCTATTATTAATATTCCTCATCTTATCCCACACCATTTCTGGGGTATAACACCAATTGGTTTATGTATGCTAGGTGAAAGCACAGGGTTTGAAGTTAAGGAATGTGGCTTTTGGGGCAATAAACAATATACCGATTACCTTATGACCCATAATTGGTGGCCACATGCTGATCAAGTAAAAAATCAAAACGGTATTATTGACAACGTATTTCACCAACAAGTAAACACATGGGTACTATTGAAAAAATAATGCTTGACTTCTGTTCCAAACGGTGTTATAATAAGGCATTAAAGGAGCAAACATGAGCAACATCTTCAGTATTTTTGAACAATTAGCATCCGATAATTCTCGGTTAGCTAAAGAAGCGATTCTTATAAAAAATAAAAATAACGCTATTCTTCGGCGTGTCTTTTATTTGGCATTAGATCCCTTTGTCCAATTCTATATAAGAAAAATCCCCAGCTATGATACCAAGCCAGCAACACTTTCCTTAGAAGAAGCATTAGATAATCTTAGTGTATTGTCAGATAGAGTGGCGACAGGCAATAGTGCAATTAATCATTTACAATTTATTTTAGGATCGGTGAGTAAAGAAGATGCGAAAATTATTGAGCGTATTATTGCAAAAGACATGCGGTGTGGAGTCTCCGAAGCAACAGTTAATAAAATTTGGCCCAAAGCTATCTCGACGTACCCAGTTATGTTGGCTTCTGGATACGACCAAAAGTTCGTTGATAAAATCCCATTCCCAGCATTCGTACAACTTAAACTTGACGGAATGCGATTCAACGCAATCGTCAAAGGCGCAACAGTAGAGTTTAGATCCCGTAATGGCAAAGAATTAAATATTCCGAATCCATCATTCTCAGTGCCATTTATTAAAATGGCAGAACACTACAAAGCAGATATGGTATTTGACGGCGAACTATTAATTGCAGACTTTGCAGGCAAACCCGTCAACAGACAAACAGGCAATGGTATTTTGTCTAAGTCAATTAAAGGTACAATGAATGATATTGAAGCCGACAATGTTCGAGCAACATTATGGGATGCCATTCCATTTGAATCATTTACTGAAGGCATTGATAAAGAGCCCTACAATGTTAGACTTGCGAAACTAAACAATGCAATTTCTCATGTCAATAACCAGTTTACTCAATTTAGACATTATGTTAGTTTAGTTTGGAACAAAGAAGTAGATAACATCCAAACTGCTCAGAAAATATTTGAGAAGTTCTTGGCTGACGGTCAAGAAGGTACTATTCTAAAATCCAAGACTGGTATTTGGGAAGACAAACGATCTAAAGAACAAATTAAGTTCAAAGGTGAATTAGAATGCGAACTTAGGGTTGTTGACTGGGAAGAAGGCACAGGTAAGAACGTTGGTCGCCTTGGAGCATTAGTATGTGAGTCAAGTGATAGTGTTATTCGTGTTAATGTTGGTTCAGGATATTCGGACGAACAAAGAGATGAATATACCAAAAAAGTAATAGGAAAAATTGTCACTGTCAAATATAATGCTCGTATTAAAGATAAATCTGGGGTTGAGAGTTTATTCCTCCCCGTGTTTATTGAACTTCGTGAAGACAAAGATAAAGCAGAATCAAGCAAATCTATCAAGTAATTATAAATATTCGGGAAATGAGGATTTCATATGCCCGCCACAATTTATCAGTTCCCTGAGAGAAGAACCTATTACAGAGGTTACAAGATTCCTCTTTATACAGAAGAGGAAATCTTTTTGACTATTTTTGCTTTAAATATGTTCGGCGGCGTTAAAGAAAATGTAACATCACAGACATTAGAAAGCTACGAACCCGTTGAAGTAATTAAAGCATTAGTAGAAGCCAAGTCGAGTTTTGCCCTATCAACAAAAGCAAAACAAACTATAATGAATATACTTAAATCTATTGAAACACTGTGAATATATTTTACCTACATAATAATCAACATGAATGTGCTAAAATGCACCCCGATAAACACGTTGTAAAAATGATCCTCGAATATGCTCAATTACTTTCTACTGCTCATCGCTACCTTGACGGCACTCCC